ATGGCAGCACCAAAGGGAAACCGATTCTGGGAGGCCCGCAGTAGTCATGGGCGTAACCCGAAATTCGAGTCGCCTGAGGCGCTGTGGGCTGCTTGTTGTGAATACTTCGAGTGGGTGGAGGATAACCCACTATGGGAGATGAAGGCTTTCTCATATCAAGGAGAAGTTACACAAGAGCCTATCGCCAAGATGAGGGCGATGACCATCACTGGGCTAACGCTATTCCTCGATGTGACGCTTGAGACATGGCGACAATACAGGGTGAGAGAAGACTTATCTGAGGTCGTTACGCGAGCAGAGCAAATCATCTACGACCAAAAATTCTCCGGCGCAGCCGCTGATCTTCTCAACGCTAACATCATCGCCCGCGATTTGGGCCTCAAAGAGCAGTCGCAAGTTGAAGACGTGACACCTGATAAGGGAGATCGCGATAAGCGCCGCTCTCGTATCAAGGAGCTATTCAACCGTGGAACTGGACGCGATTCTTGATAACCTGAGCGACGAAGAGCAAATCGAATTGCTCGAGCTACTCGAAGAAGAAGAGAACTACCGAAATACACACTTGCTATATGAGTTTGCGCCATACAGCAAACAGCGTGAGTTCATCGACGCAGGTCATGACTATCCAGAGCGATGTTTTATGGCTGGTAACCAGCTTGGTAAGTCATTTACTGGCGCTGCTGAAGTCGCGTTTCACCTTACCGGGCGATACCCGGGAACGAAAGGTTATCCGGCTGATGGTAAATATGGCGGAGAGTGGAAAGGTAAGCGTTTCTATGAGCCAGTTGTCTTCTGGATTGGCGGTGAAACAAACGAGACTGTAACCAAAACGACTCAACGCATCCTGTGCGGGCGTATCGAAGAGAATGATGAACCTGGCTATGGGTCAATCCCGAAAGAGGACATCATTAGCTGGAAGAAGTCTCCGTTCTTCCCTAATCTTGTTGATCACCTTCTTGTTAAGCACCACACGCCAGAAGGCGTCGAAGATGGCATCTCAATATGCTACTTTAAGCCTTACTCACAGGGCCGCGCCCGCTGGCAGGGCGACACAATTCACGGCGTCTGGTTTGACGAAGAGCCGCCATATAGCATCTATGGCGAAGGTCTTACCCGTACAAACAAATACGGGCAATTCTCAATTCTGACGTTTACCCCGCTGATGGGGATGTCTGACGTTGTTACCAAGTTCCTGAAGAATCCCAGTAAGTCGCAGAAAGTGGTCAACATGACCATCTATGACGCTGAGCACTACACCGACGAGCAGAAAGAGCAAATCATCGCATCCTATCCTGAGCATGAGAGAGAGGCGCGTGCTCGCGGTATTCCTACGATGGGTAGCGGTCGAATATTCCAGATACCGGAAGAGACGATTAAGTGCCAGCCGTTTGAGTGTCCCGATCACTTCTATGTTATCGACGCTCAGGACTTCGGCTGGAACCACCCGCAAGCTCACATTCAGCTTTGGTGGGACAAAGACGCAGATGTTTTCTATCTGGCGCGTGTATGGAAGAAATCAGAGAACACTGCCGTTCAGGCGTGGGGTGCTGTTAAGTCGTGGGCTAACAAAATACCTGTCGCGTGGCCTCATGACGGTCACCAACACGAAAAGGGCGGTGGTGAGCAACTTAAAACCCAATATGCGGACGCCGGGTTCTCTATGCTTCCCGAACACGCAACGTTCCCGGATGGCGGTAACTCAGTAGAGTCAGGCATTAGTGAACTTCGTGACCTGATGCTTGAAGGAAGATTCAAAGTATTCAACACATGCGAACCATTTTTTGAAGAGTTCCGCCTATATCATCGCGATGAAAACGGCAAGATTGTCAAGACCAACGATGATGTGCTCGATGCTACTCGCTACGGCTACATGATGCGCCGCTTCGCCAGGATGATGCGCGATATCAGAAAGCCGAAAGAAAAGAAAATCCCCGCACCGATTAGACCAGTACGCAGAGGACGATAATGGCCGACAATAAAAACAGGCTGGAGAGCATCCTGTCGCGCTTTGATGCGGACTGGACAGCCAGCGATGAAGCCAGAAGGGAGGCCAAGAATGATCTCTTCTTCTCCCGCGTATCTCAGTGGGATGACTGGCTATCACAATACACAACCCTGCAGTATCGCGGGCAGTTCGATGTTGTACGTCCAGTGGTGCGCAAGCTCGTTTCTGAGATGCGTCAGAACCCTATTGATGTTCTGTATCGTCCAAAGGATGGAGCAAGTCCTGACGCTGCTGATGTGCTGATGGGCATGTATCGCACCGACATGCGGCACAATACGGCGAAAATTGCTGTCAACATAGCCGTTCGTGAGCAGATTGAAGCAGGCGTGGGTGCGTGGCGTCTGGTCACTGACTACGAAGACCAAAGTCCAACTAGCAACAATCAGGTTATCCGTCGAGAGCCTATCCATAGTGCCTGCTCCCATGTTATCTGGGACAGCAACAGCAAACTGATGGACAAGTCTGACGCCCGTCACTGCACAGTTATCCACTCAATGAGCCAGAATGGTTGGGAGGATTTCGCAGAAAAATTCGACCTCGATGCTGATGATATTCCATCATTCCAGAACCCCAACGATTGGGTATTTCCATGGCTGACGCAGGACACAATTCAGATCGCTGAGTTTTACGAAGTGGTCGAGAAGAAAGAGACGGCGTTTATCTACCAAGACCCGGTTACGGGTGAGCCGGTAAGCTACTTTAAGCGCGATATTAAAGACGTCATCGACGACCTGGCTGATAGTGGATTTATCAAAATTGCAGAGCGCCAGATTAAGCGTCGCCGGGTATACAAATCAATTATCACCTGCACCGCTGTACTCAAAGACAAGCAGCTCATTGCTGGCGAACATATCCCCATTGTTCCGGTATTCGGCGAGTGGGGCTTCGTTGAAGATAAAGAAGTGTATGAGGGTGTCGTCCGCCTGACAAAAGACGGTCAGCGTCTGCGCAACATGATTATGTCGTTCAACGCCGACATCGTGGCCCGTACTCCGAAGAAGAAGCCGTTCTTCTGGCCTGAACAGATTGCAGGATTTGAGCATATGTATGACGGTAACGACGATTACCCGTATTACCTGCTCAATCGCACGGATGAGAACAACGGAGAAATGCCAACTCAGCCGCTGGCATATTACGAAAACCCGGAGGTCCCGCAAGCCAACGCCTACATGCTGGAAGCAGCCACCGCGGCAGTGAAAGAAGTCGCGACGCTAGGTGTTGATGCAGAGGCGGTAAACGGTGGACAGGTAGCCTACGACACTGTTAACCAGCTAAACATGCGCGCTGACCTTGAGACATACGTGTTTCAGGATAATCTGGCTACCGCTATGCGCCGTGACGGCGAGATTTACCAGTCGATAGTTAATGACATCTACGATGTTCCTCGCAACGTGGTAATCACCCTTGAGGATGGCAGCGAAAAAGAGGTTCAGCTAATGGCTGAGGTTGTTGACCTTGCCACTGGTGAACGGCAGGTACTGAACGATATCAGGGGGCGCTATGAATGCTACACGGATGTTGGACCATCATTCCAGTCCATGAAGCAGCAAAACCGTGCAGAAATTCTTGAGTTGCTCGGCAAGACGCCACAGGGAACGCCAGAATATCAACTGCTGTTGCTTCAGTACTTCACCCTGCTTGATGGTAAAGGTGTCGAGATGATGCGTGACTATGCCAATAAGCAGCTTATTCAGATGGGCGTTAAGAAGCCGGAAACACCTGAAGAGCAGCAATGGTTTGTCGAAGCGCAGCAGGCCAAACAAGGACAGCAAGACCCGGCAATGGTTCAGGCTCAGGGCGTACTCCTGCAGGGGCAGGCTGAACTGGCTAAAGCTCAGAACCAGACACTGTCCCTGCAAATCGATGCAGCTAAAGTCGAAGCGCAGAACCAGCTTAACGCTGCCAGAATCGCAGAAATCTTCAACAACATGGACCTCAGTAAACAATCTGAGTTTAGAGAGTTCCTTAAAACTGTTGCTTCATTCCAGCAGGACCGCAGCGAAGACGCTCGCGCAAATGCTGAGTTACTCCTTAAAGGCGATGAACAAACGCACAAGCAGCGAATGGAAATTGCCAATATCCTGCAATCGCAGAGACAAAATCAACCTTCCGGCAGTGTAGCCGAGACACCTCAATAAGAGAGAGTTAATCATGGAACCAACCACCGAAATTCAGGCAGCTGAAGACTTAACCCTGTCCGGCGATCATGCAGCGGCATCTGCTGATAGCTTAGTTGTCGATAATGCCAACGACAATGCAGGTCAGGAAGAGGGCTTTGAGATTGTCCTGAGGGACGATGAGACAGCACCAAAACAAGACCCGGCAAAGAACGCAGAATTCGCCCGCCGCCGCATCGAGCGCAAACGACAGCGCGAGCTTGAGCAGCAGATGGAAGCAGTTAAACGCGGAGAATTGCCGGAGAGTTTACGGGTAAACCCTGACCTTCCACCTCAGCCGGATATTAATGCCTATCTGTCAGAAGAAGGCCTGGCCAAATATGACTATGACAACAGCCGTGCGCTTGCCGCTTTCAATGCTGCTAATACCGAATGGCTAATGAAAGCGCAGGACGCCCGCAGCAATGCCGTAGCAGAACAGGGCCGCAAGACTCAGGAGTTTACCCAGCAATCAGCGCAATACGTCGAAGCTGCCCGCAAACACTATGACGCGGCGGAAAAGCTCAATATCCCTGACTATCAGGAGAAAGAAGACGCATTTATGCAACTGGTTCCGCCTGCGGTTGGGGCCGACATTATGCGCCTGTTCCCGGAGAAGTCCGCCGCGCTCATGTATCACCTGGGTGCAAACCCGGAGAAAGCCCGCCAGTTACTGGCGATGGATGGGCAGTCCGCGCTGATTGAACTAACTCGACTATCCGAACGCTTAACTCTCAAGCCTCGCGGTAAACAAATCTCTTCCGCTCCACCTGCTGACCAGCCGATTACCGGTGATGTCAGCGCAGCAAATAAAGATGCCATTCGTAAACAGATGGATGCAGCTGCGAGCAAGGGCGATGTGGAAACCTACCGCAAGCTAAAGGCAAAACTTAAAGGAATCCGATAATGGCTTTGAACGAAGGTCAAATTGTTACACTGGCGGTGGATGAGATTATTGACACCATCTCCGCAATCACTCCAATGGCGCAGAAAGCCAAGAAATACACCCCGCCTGCTTCTTCTATGCAGCGCTCCAGCAATACCATCTGGATGCCTGTAGAGCAGGAGTCCCCCACTCAGGAGGGTTGGGATTTAACTGATAAAGCGACAGGGTTACTGGAGCTTAACGTCGCGGTAAACATGGGAGAGCCGGATAACGACTTCTTCCAGTTACGCGCAGATGACTTGCGAGACGAGACTGCGTATCGTCACCGCATCCAGTCCGCCGCTCGCAAGCTGGCGAATAACGTTGAGCTGAAAGTCGCAAACATGGCCGCCGAGATGGGGTCATTGGTTATCACTTCGCCGGATGCTATCGGCACTAATACCGCAGACGCATGGAACTTTGTGGCCGATGCAGAAGAACTGATGTTCTCCCGCGAACTTAACCGCGACATGGGGACATCGTACTTCTTCAACCCGCAGGACTACAAAAAGGCGGGTTATGACCTGACTAAGCGCGATATCTTTGGGCGCATTCCTGAAGAAGCGTACCGCGATGGCACTATCCAGCGTCAGGTTGCTGGCTTCGATGATGTCCTGCGCTCTCCGAAACTTCCTGTGCTGACCAAATCTACTGCAACTGGCATCACTGTATCCGGTGCGCAGTCCTTCAAGCCTGTCGCATGGCAACTGGATAACGATGGCAACAAAGTTAACATTGATAACCGTTTTGCTACCGTCACCCTGTCTGCAACTACCGGCCTGAAACGCGGCGACAAAATTTCGTTTACTGGCGTGAAGTTCCTTGGTCAGATGGCTAAGAACGTACTGGCGCAGGACGCGACTTTCTCCGTAGTTCGCGTTGTTGATGGTACTCACGTTGAAATCACGCCGAAGCCTGTAGCACTGGATGATGTTTCTCTTTCTCCTGAGCAACGGGCATACGCCAACGTTAACACCTCGCTGGCTGATGCAATGGCGGTGAACATCCTGAACGTTAAGGATGCTCGCACCAACGTGTTCTGGGCTGATGACGCCATCCGTATTGTGTCTCAGCCGATTCCGGCCAACCATGAGCTTTTTGCAGGTATGAAAACTACCTCATTCAGCATCCCGGATGTCGGCCTGAACGGTATCTTCGCTACGCAGGGGGATATTTCCACCCTGTCCGGCCTGTGCCGTATTGCGCTGTGGTACGGCGTAAACGCGACACGACCGGAAGCAATCGGTGTTGGCCTGCCTGGTCAGACTGCGTAACTAACAGGGGCTTCGGCCCCTTTCTTATTTGAGGTGATACATGGGTGTAATGCTATATAAGCAGGGTCGTGGAACGAAGGTATGGGGCAAGGACGTTCAGGTTAAAGTTGTCGATGACGGCGACGTAGAAGATCACCTTGCCGATGGTTGGGTTAGGCATCCAAATGAGGTTCCGGAGACTAATGACGAGCCAATCGGTGATTCAGGCGTGGTCAAGAAAGACATGGGTGAAGTATCTGATGGATACCACACCTTTAACGAACTATATGCACATCGAGTGCGCCTGTTTTCAACACTAATGAATGCCTTCCGCGAAAGCGCATGGTGGAGCTTTCAGCATCATGACGGCGAGCAATGGGATGGATGGGTGTTAGCTGGCATCGACACCCCAGAAGGCGCGGTAACATACCACCTCCCAGAGAGTGAAATTGAACATCTGCCTAAAGGCACGGAAATTGAGTTTGGCAAGGAATGGGACGGCCACACGGCAGATGATGTGTTGAATCGTCTGCTAAGCCTGCGACCGAAAGAACCGGCAACCAAAGAACGCAAAAAGCCAGGACCAAAGCCTAAGGCGGAAAGCGATGCAGATAAAGACTAAAGGCGATCTGGTCAGGGCGGCGCTGCGTAAGCTTGGTGTAGCATCAGATGCAACTCTCACTGATATCGAACCTCAGTCTATGCAGGATGCTGTTGACGACCTTGAAACGATGATGGCTGAGTGGTATCAGGACGGAAAGGGAATCATCACCGGCTATGTATTCTCAGATGATGATAATCCTCCCGCTGAAGGTGATGATCACGGTCTTCGCTCAAGAGCAGTCAGCGCAGTATTCCACAATCTGGCCTGCAGAATTGCTCCGGATTATGCGCTTGAGGCTACCGCCAAAATTATCGCAACCGCTAAATATGGGAAGGAACTTCTCTATAAGCAGACCGCCATCGCCAGAGCTAAACGAGCGCCTTACCCGTCACGTATGCCAACTGGCAGTGGAAACAGTTTCGCCAATCTGAACGAATGGCATTATTTCCCCGGAGAGCAGAATGCCGATTCAACAACTCCCCATGATGAAGGGAATGGGTAAGGACTTCAAGAATGCCGACTACATTGATTACCTACCAATCAACATGTTGGCCACACCAAAAGAAGTCCTCGACTCATCGGGTTATTTACGCTCATTCCCGGGCATAGCGAAGCGCAACGATGTAAATGGAGTATCGCGCGGAGTTGAGTATAACACCGCTCAGAACGCTGTATATCGTGTTTGTGGCGGCAAGCTCTACAAAGGTGAAGCCGTAGTCGGTGATGTTGCCGGAAGCGGTCGCGTATCAATGGCACATGGTCGCACATCACAGGCGGTAGGCGTTAATGGTCAGCTCATCGAGTATCGCTATGATGGCGCGGTTAAAACCGTCTCAAACTGGCCTGCAGACAGCGGATTCACGCAGTATGAGTTAGGCTCAGTCCGTGACATTACTCGCTTACGTGGGCGTTATGCATGGTCAAAAGACGGTACAGATTCATGGTTTATCACTGACCTTGAAGATGAATCGCATCCTGACCGCTACAGTGCAGAATATCGCGCAGAATCGCAGCCTGACGGGATAATTGGCATAGGTTCATGGCGAGATTTCATCGTCTGCTTTGGCTCGTCGACGATAGAGTATTTCTCCCTGACAGGCGCAACCACCGTTGGCGCTGCGTTGTATGTCGCGCAGCCATCGTTAATGGTACAGAAGGGGATTGCCGGAACATACTGTAAAACGCCATTCGCTGATTCATATGCATTCATCAGTCACCCGGCTACTGGCGCACCTTCCGTCTACATCATCGGGTCAGGGCAGGCTTCACCAATTGCGACGGCCAGTATTGAGAAAATTATCCGCTCATACACGGCTGATGAACTGGCAACCGGGGTGATGGAGGCGTTGAGGTTCGATTCGCATGAACTGCTGATTATCCATCTCCCGCGTCATGTGCTGGTTTACGATGCCTCATCAAGCCAGAACGGGCCGCAATGGTGCATACTGAAAACCGGTTTATACGACGATGTTTATCGCGCCATCGATTTCATGTACGAAGGCAACCAGATTACGTGTGGCGACAAGTCAGAAGCGGTGACAGGGCAGTTGCAATTCGACATTAGTAGTCAGTACGACAAGCAGCAAGAACATCTGTTGTTTACACCCCTCTTCAAAGCGGACAATGCCAGATGCTTCGACCTCGAAGTTGAATCATCCACTGGTGTTGCTCAATACGCTGACCGCCTGTTCCTGTCTGCAACCACAGACGGAATCAATTACGGTCGCGAACAGATGATTGAGCAGAATGAGCCGTTTGTGTACGACAAGAGAGTTTTATGGAAGCGTGTAGGTCGTATTCGTCGATTAATCGGATTCAAACTGCGGGTAATCACCAAATCACCTGTAACACTATCCGGGTGTCAAATTCGTCTGGAGTAACATATGGCAGACCCGTCACTTAATAATCCTGTCATTATTCAGGCCACTCGTCTTGATGCCTCAATACTCCCCCGCAACGTCTTCAGCCGGTCTTATCTGCTCTACGTAATCGCGCAGGGGGCTGACGTTGGCGCCATTGCGGGAAAGGCAAACGAAGCAGGGCAAGGTGCCTATGACGCGCAGGTAAAGAACGATGAGCAGGATGTTGAGCTTGCAGACCACGAAGCGAGAATTCAACAGTTACGCATCGACGTAGACAGCCATGAAATCCGTATTACTGCAAATACCAATGCAATTGCAGCGCTGGATGTCAGGCTAACCACGGCTGAAGGCGAAATAGTCACCTTGCAGACTGATGTCAGTGCTCTTGATGGTAGGGTTACGGTTGCTGAAGGCACTATTTCTTCATTGCAGGCTGATTACGTATCGAAGTCAGCAACTGCCTCTCAATCGCTGGCGTCACCTCTCAACGTGACAACGTCCTATTCAGTTGGCGGTACTAAAGTTATCGGTGCTCGACAGACCGGATGGACAGCAGCAACAGGAGCTGCGCTTCTCGGTGCATTCAACGCTAACCAGGCATACACGGTCAGTGCCACATATACGCAGTCTGAGGTATCAGCTATGGCTACCGGATTGCAGCAGGCGCGGCAGCGTATCAAAGCTCTCGAAGATGCAATACGAACTCATGGATTGATCAACTGATGATTACATTCACTCCCACCCGAAACATCGACCTGATAGAAACGGTCGGCAACCATCCCGACATCATTGCCGGGAGTAACAATGGTGACGGATACGACTACAAGCCTGAGTGCCGATATTTCGAAGTGAACGTACATGGTCAGTTCGGTGGCATCGTGTATTACAACGAGATTCAGCCGCTGACATTTGACTGCCACGCCATGTATCTGCCTGAGATTAGAGGATTCAGTAAGGAAATCGGGCTGGCGTTCTGGCGATACATTCTCACCAACACCTCTGTTCAATGCGTCACTTCGTTTGCTGCACGCAAATTTCGCCACGGTCAGATGTACTGTGCAATGATTGGCCTTAAGCGTGTAGGAACCATCAAGAAATACTTCAAAGGCGTGGATGACGTGACGTTTTACAGCGCCACACGCGAAGAACTAATCGACTTCCTGAATCACGGGAGATAAACATGTTATATGCATTTAAGCTGGGCAGAAAACTGCGCGGCGAGGAGCCTTATTGCGCTGAAAAAGGCGGAAAAGGTGGCTCATCAAGCAGCGGAGCAAAAGAGGCCGCAAGAGCAACACAGTACGCCGCAGACCTGCAAAACCAACAATTCAATCGTGTGATGGAGCAGTTGGCACCTTACGCCGCCGCAGGTTTGCCGGCTCTTCAGCAGATTCAGCAGCTATCAACACTGGAAGGTCAGAACAGTGCTCTCAATCAGTATTACAACTCAGAACAGTATAAACAATTGGCTGATCAGGCTCGCTATCAAAGCCTGAATGCAGCGGAAGCCACCGGAGGTCTTGGCTCTACAGCAACATCAAACCAAATTGCATCCATTGCACCAACGCTCGGGCAGAACTGGTTGTCAGGGCAGATGCAAAACTATGGCAACCTGTTAAACGTTGGTCAGTCTGCGGCAGCAGGCCAGGCATCGGCAGGACAGAACTATGCAAATAACGCAGGTAATCTTGCGCAACAGATGGCGGCGATCCGCTCTCAGGGTTCTGGTCAATCCACGCTTGGAAGTGCCATTAGCGGAGGTACGAGTGGTGCGCTTGCAGGTGCTGGTATTGCAAGCCTGTTAGGCACTTCCACGCCATGGGGCGCTGGTATCGGTGCTGGTATCGGATTGCTTGGCTCACTCTTCTAAGGAGTTATCGTGGCTACATTTCAACTTGCTGGTTTGCCGTCAATGCAGGTGGCAAACCAAAACGCGCCCGGGCAGCCATCACTATCAAACTACGACTTTAGCCAGCGCCCAAACGTTGGAGTTCAACTTGCTCAGGGTCTTGGTGCAGTTGGTCAGGCAATGAGGCTTTCTGACTTTCAAAAAGCTTTCGGTCAGGCTTATGCGGCAGGTGATCGGGACGCCTTGCGTCAACTTGCAGCCACCAATCCAGACCAGATTGAAACAATTCGTCAGGGCATGGGCTTTGTTGATGCTGACAGAAATCAGGCGATGGGCGATATGTCTGCACGATTGAATATTGCCTCCGCTCAGGGGCCTGAAGCGGTGATGCGAGAGCTTGCCACTCACCAGAATACACTGCAGCAAATTGGCGTATCTCCTGAACAGGCGTGGCAGACATATCAACAAAGCCCTGAAGGCTTCACGCAGTTAACAGACCTTATTGGGATGCACGCGGTAGGACCAGAAAAGTATTTTGATATTCAGGACAAGTTGACAGGTCGCGAGATTGATCGAGGTCGACTTGCTGAAACAATCCGCAGCAATAAAGCAGGGGAAGGACTTCAGGCTCGCGGGCAAAATATTACTATGCGCGGACAAGACATGTCAGCCTTTACAGCCCGCCGCGGTCAGGATTTGGCAATGCAAAGGGCAAACGCCAGAACGATATCAGGAGTTGAGGGGAATCGGGTCGTTCAGCTTGCAGATGGTAGAACAGTCAACATTGACGGAAAACTTCACGGCGCAGGGGCTAATGCATTTTACGAAGGTATTGACGATAACGGCAATATGGTTCGTGTCCCGGCAAGTGCTATTGCAGCGCCTCCAACGTCTGCAGCAAGCGCACAGAACTACGCGATGAAGAAAGACATTGACGCAATCGCAAATGCAGATGCTTCTGCTCTCGATTTCATGACTGGCATGACTGGCGGAGCAGGAAATCCGGCAATTGGTGCAGATGTTCGCAGCCGACTCACAGGCAAAGAACAGCGACAGTTATATAACTCCGCACAACGTATTCAGGGAAGAATGCAGAATCAGGGCGTGGCAGCAGCAAGAGATATGGGTGCTAGCGGTATCAACACCATTGCAGAAGCGAAGATGTATTTTCAGGGGATGCCGCAGGTTGACTACTCAAGCCCGAAGGCTATGCAGCAGTCTATTCGTGAGATTCAGGAATACACCAACAATTATAACCAGCAGTACAACGTTAATGTTGATAATGGTGGGCAGAAATCATCAAGGCAGCAGCCAGCGACTCAGCAATCAGTCGGAGGAAGCTACACGTCTAAATCCGGCATTCAATTTACGGTGGAATGATGAAAGTAACTGCAAACGGTAAGACATTTACCTTCCCTGATGGTACGAGCACGGAAGATATTGGCACCGCCATTGATGAGTATTTTGCTGGTCAGGCTGTTCAGCAACAAACAGTTAATCAGGCCAATAATGCACCAACACGTGAAGAACCATCATTGATGCAACAAGCTAGCGATTGGCTCACTGGTGGTCAAAGTGCAGGGCAAATTGCAGAACAGGCTGGTCGTGGTCTGGTAAACATACCATTTGACGTATTGCAGGGTGGCGCAAGCCTGATTAATGCAATCAGTCAGGGGCTTGGTGGCCCCAAGGTTTTGGATGATGTTTATCGCCCTGTCGATCGACCGACAGACCCTTACGCACAAGCCGGTGAAGCAATTGGTGGGTATCTCCTGCCAATTGGCACAGCGGCAAAAGCTGCTGGAGCGCCAGCAAAGCTCGCAGGAGACATCGGTTCCGCAGGAAACATGATTGCCGGTTCTCTTGCTGATGCTGCAAATCAGGAGGGTGATTTTGCACAAAATGCTGCCATTAACGGTGGTATCAATATTGGTGCTCAAGGCGTTCTTTCAGGTGTCGGGCGCGTTATTGCGCCAAGGGTTTCACAGGCTCTTGGTGGTGCAGCACTGAATTCTGCTAATGATGTTTCCAGGATGGCAAAGTCAGGTGCTGGGCGTCAGTCAATTGCCAGTCAGGCCGCTAATGTGTCCGAAGATGTAGCAAAAGCGGCTGAGTCTGCTGGAATTGATATAAACGCATTAACACCAGGAATGCGATCTGGAAGTCGTGGAATTGCACAAGCCGAAGGCGCATTGGCATCAACACCAGGGATTGTTCAGGATGCCCATCAGGCAGCATTTAACGAAATATCATCAAAGTTAAGTCGAAACCTTGATGAATTTGGTGCCGCATCTGGAACGGCATCAGAAAAAAGTGCGGCTATAAAACAAAGGATTCTTCAAAATCTTGATCAGATGAAGGATGCCGAGCGCGCGGCATGGGATGACGTGCGGTCAACAATGCCAAATCAAAAAGCAAGAATGCTAAATGGTAATGCCGTTATTCAGGCAGAGCGATCTGCTGGCATACCGCTTACTCCTGAAATGAAACAGTTTGTTCAGGCAAACAATCAAGGTGGAGTAACATTTGATGGCATGAAAGCATGGAGAGCGAAATTTGCTGATGCTGAGCAAAAATATAAGCGTAGCGGAGAGGCAAATGCGGCAAGGAGAGCAGGGGAAATACGCCGGGCAATTACTGATGATATGCGCACAATGGCGGAAAACGGCGGATTTCTTGATGACTGGCAAAAAGCTAATGATCTGTCTAAAGCGAGGCTATCCGCACAAGAGAGTGCAGAGTCTGTTTTTGGGCGTGATTTGGCAACAGATGCACTGATTACGAATGGAGTAAAATCTCTTCAATCATCGTCAGCTAAAGGTCTTAATGGTCCTGCTGGATTCCATTCTATGATCCGCGCGCTGCCAGAATCAGAGCGTGTTCCTGCTATATCATCAATGTTGCAGGATGCTATCTCGCATGGTGTACGTGGTGGCAAATCTGATGCAGCAGGAATTCACCATATCGCAGGGATACTTACCCCACAAAATGTAAAAGCCATTAGCAGATATTCCTCAGAACTCGGAAGAATTGCTGATGCATATGGCACTCTTGCAAGAGCAGCAGTGAAACCTCAGCAGTATATTGAAAGAACAGGGAGAACTGCCAATGTACTACGCGATCTGGATGCCGGTTTATCCAACGTCACATCAACAGTGTTAAATGCAATTGCCAACTCAACATCAGGTGCCATTGTTGGTGGAGCAGGAGGGGGTATTGCAGGCGCTGCCGCAGGTGCTTTAGTTGGCGCCGGGTTAAAAGGTGCTGTATCTAAAATTGCCACCACGCGTAGCGGTCGATATGCGATAGAGAAAGCAGTTCAGGAAGCCACGAAAGCAGTAAGAGCTGGCGGAAGTAAAGAAGCATTAGCGGCGGCGGAACGCAGATTTATGGCAAATAAAGCCGCCGTAAAAGCAATACGTGATGCAGTTGGAAACGAAGAGTTCAATCGCTTAGCGAGGGCTGGCATTGTAGCGTCGCTAAGCGGAATAGCACAGGAGTAATTAATCATCCATGGATGGATTGAGCTTATCTCGTGTTGATGTGGCGATTTGTCCTACATTCCTAAGCCAAGATTTCAAATCCTTGATATTGTCATTGATTTCATGAATATCTTCTTTTTTTAGTCTGTTAATATTATTCTCAATAATTTCAATGGATTGCTCAATATCAGATATAGTGAATGATAGTTTGTTCTTCTCATCTTTTATTGAGTTTTTAAGTGCTTCGTTCTCAGTCTTGAGGTCAGATATCTTTTGTTTTAAAGATGCCAGTTGGTACTGAACCACAATGAGTGCGATAGCTATCACGATAACTGTTGTATACACACCAACCTCCTTAGTTTTGAGCAGGATACCATGAAAAAAGTAAACATCTTTTGCCTACTTCACATTTGAATGGTTTGTCATTAGGATGTTTCCGTTTTTTTTAAATATGGAAATTGATATGAAGAGGATTATTAGCGTCGTTGCTGGCGTTATCATGTTATCTGGGTGCGCAACTATTGTTGGTGATGAAACGCAACTTGTGCAAGTGAACAGCAATCCTTCTGGCGCGAGCTTTAAGGTAAAAGATGAGTCAGGTGTGATTGTTGCGCAAGGTAAGACCCCACAAGGTGTAACGCTCGCCAAGTCAGATGGTAGCTATTTTGGCAAAAAGAGCTACCAGATCACTATGGAGAAGGATGGGTATGAACCAGTTACCCTGCCAATCAAAGCCAATGCTAATGGTTGGTATATTGGTGGGAACCTTGTGTTTGGTGGGTTAATTGGTTGGCTTGCTGTAGATCCATTTAATGGTGGAATGTATACCTTGAAGCCAAAAGAGGCAAACGCATCTCTTATACCATCAACAAAGCAAGACTAATAAATAGGACCCACCTTCAGGTGGGTTTTTTGTACAAATCCTTCAGCGTATCAAACACCATCTTCTTAACAAGATCTGACTGCTCATCAGCGAGTCGTTCTGCATCGTCACGATATCCAGTCACAGGCGATGGTTTTGATAGAGCATCTTGGACGATTTGTAACAACTCGGAGTTCATTGATCTCCCATTCGCCTCCGCCCTGAATTTTAATTTCTCCCTTACTTCCATAGGCATACGGAAGTTAAAGTGCGGATCATCTCTAGCCATGCCATCACTCCAAGTTAGTGTATTGACATGATAGAAGCACTCTACTATATTCTCAATAGGTCCACGGTGGACCCATGTTGTGAGGTGAATATGAAAGGAATGAGCAAAATGCCGCAGTTCAATTTGCGGTGGCCTAAAGAAGTGTTGGATTTGGTACGCAAGGTGGCGGAAGAGAATGGTCGGTCTGTTAACTCTGAGATTTATCAGAGAGTAATGGACAGCTTTAAGAAGGAAGGGCGCATTGGCGCGTAAAGTTGAAGCCCCAACTGCGGGAACAGTCAGGGCTTCGGTTGTCAGTAAATCCGTGGAGAAAAACCAACATGAATAGTATAGCAATTTTAGAAGCAGTGAACACCTCTTACGTACCATTCAACGGTCAGCAAATTATCACCGCCATGGCTGCCGGAGTTGCATATGTTGCGATGAAGCCAATCGTTGAAAACCTTGGAATGAGCTGGTCAACGCAGCAAACAAAACTCATGAAGCAGATTAGCAAATTCAACTGTGTTCATATGAACATGGTTGCCGCTGATGGTAAGCTTCGTAAGCTACTCTGCCTTCCTTTGAAGAAGTTAAATGGATGGCTGTTCAGCATCAACCCTGAGAAAGTTCGTGCTGACATCCGTGATAAACTGATTCAGTACCAGGAAGAATGCTTTACTGTGCTGCATGACTACTGGACGAAGGGAAAGGCAGAAAATGCACGTAAGAAAACATCTGTTGATGACAGGACTCCGCTTCGTGATGCTGTAAATATGCTGGTCAGCAAAAAGCATCTAATGTACCCAGAAGCTTATGCAATGATTCATCAGCGTTTCAATGTGGAAAGTATTGAAGAGCTTGATGCATCTCAGATACCGAAAGCCGTAGAGTACATCCACAGGGTAGTGCTTGAAGGTGAGTTCATTGGCAAACAAGAGAAGAAAACCAACGAGCTTTCTGCAAAAGAAGCAAACAGCCTTGTATGGTTATGGGATTATGCCAACCGCTCACAGGCATTATTCCGCGAATTGTATCCGGCGCTAAAACAAATTCAATCGAACTATTCCGGCAGATGCTACGACTACGGTCATGAGTTCTCGTATGTTATCGGAATGGCGAGAGACGTTTTAATCAATCACACACGAGATGTTGATATCAATGAGCCAGACGGACCAACGAATCTTTCCGCATGGATGAGACTTAAGAATAAAGAATTACCTCCTTCAGTACATAACTACTGACAGATAACCAACGCAACGACCCAGCTTCGGCTGGGTTTTTTTATGCCCAAAATTCACCGTAGCTACGCTGCGGCGATTCCTTGTATCTGGAGCAAATTAAATGACAGACATTACAGCCAATGTGATCGTATCGATGCCTTCGCAACTCTTCACTATGGCGCGTTCTTTTAAAGCCGTAGCTAAGGGCAAGATTTATATCGGAAAAATTGACACTGACCCCGTAAATCCTGAAAACCAGATTCCTGTATATCTGGAACGAGAAGATGGTACTCATATTCAGGTGCCACAGCCAATCGTTATCAACGCTGCTGGATATCCGGTATACAACGGACAGATTGCCAAGTTTGTAACTGTGCAAGGCCATTCTATGGCTGTTTACGATGCATACGGCACTCAACAATTCTACTATCCGAATGTGCTAAAGTATGATCCAGACCAGTTACAAGTTAAGTTAGCAGATCCATCAGATGGATTTGGAGATTCCCTGGTCGCTGTAAAACAACCAGGAGATGGGACAGTAGCCAGAACTGTTCATGATAAAATGGCTGAGAATTATACCTTTGAAGATTTTGGCGCAAAAGGTGACTGGGTTACCGATGATACAGCTTCGTTAAATGCTGCTGCGCTGTTCTCGCAGACAACAGGCAATACTATTTACGGGAGCGCCCAAAAAGGATACAAATTCACTTCTGGAATTCAATTAGTAAATCAAACAACCAACGTCTCGGCAAAATTCGAGGGCGCTGGACGTGAGCGTTGTTTCCTCGTGCCAGTGGGGTCGATGGATGCCGCAATAAAAATTTGGGGTACTGGATGGGGTGCTTCTGGACAGGGTGCGGTATTCGGGGCGGTGTTTAAAGGTTTCGAAATACGAGCTAATGGACTCACCGGTAACGCTCTAGATATCAGACGTGCAGGTTTGTGGTGTGACTTTTCAGATCTAAGGATAACAGACCCTAATGGAATAGGGTTGTACCACGAGGCCGTCTTTGATCACAGTTACCGTGATATAGAAGTGCGTTCGGCAACTGGTTTGGGGATTAAAACCTATGAGCCTAAACCTACTGATACACAGGGGTTTCAGGAGAATAGTTTCCTGGAGTTTCATAACGTCAACGTACTATCATCAAACGGAAAAACAACGCAATGGGAAATTGACGGCGGAAACGCGTTCAGTTTTTATAAGTGCAAACCGTCTGAAGGAACAATTGGAATTGACATAAAGGGGATTGCTAAGGGATTTACTTTCTACCAGACATACTGTGATGGGCAAACAGATAACGCCACTATAGAAAATATTGGTATTAGAGTTGCATCGGGGTGCCATGAGATTAACGTATATGGCGGTCGTTTCTGGAATACTAAATATGCTATAGACCAGGGCGCTGGCGGCTGTTCAATTAAAGGTGTAAACATCGCATATGATTCCCCGACTGGTGCAACTGTTTACCATTTGCTCGCTAGAAATAGCATTGACCGCCCTCTTGATTTTGACCCATACATGAGTATCCTTAATGAAGGTGGCGTGCCAAACTTTTACACTTACCGCGCTGTTGACGCCAATCAACACAGTTACACGCCTACATTATCTAATGTTAACATAGGATCGGGTTTTACATTCGGCGCATACAATAAGTTCGGAAACAAAACAAGGGTTTTTGTTCACACTGAATTGGGTGCTGGAAGTTCTATTACAGGAGCCATAGCTATCACGGCGCCACATATCTCGTCAGTAACATCTTTTGTTAGTGGTACTCTTTTTGATGCGTCAGACAATAAATCATATCCTATTCAGGGCTACATAAAATCAGGAGAGCAGGGTATGACACTTACGTATTCAGGGGGGCTAGTTAATGACATAAACCCATTCGCTCTATCATCCGGTGATATGATACATATTGACGGTGAGTATTGGTCTTGATTTATGCGGCGAAAAATCGCCGCATCTTCTTCTAATTATTCACTTTGTAGCATACCATGAATATTTGTTGTTCTCTCTGTAATCCTTTTCATAGTCTGTCTTGTGTATATACCATAGGTAATACTTTGTATTTTTTCAGGGTTAATGAATCCCAATGGGACTTGAGATATGTTTGATTCATCAATCCACAGACTGTTATTCCCAAGATCTGCTATCAGCACTTTGCCGTCATCCATATTGATGTGTAGGTATATTTCATTGCCTGATAATAATGACGTATTTTTATTAAATTTGGCGATTAGTCTGTATTGTGAGAATACAGTGTCACGGTAAATGAATATTTTATCTATAGATAATTCATTATTTAGTACAAAAGGACCTTTAAAAAAACTTGCTCTTCGAACTTGCGAATAATCAAAGTCAGGCGAGTAAGTTCCTATATAACTTAAACCAAAGAAGCTAGACATAGAAGGGCTATGAAAATAATCAATTGAATCTGAGGCTTTTAATAAAGGAGTGAAATAAAATGAAGGTATGTAAGCTGTATTGTTACCAGAACTTTTATCATTTACTACCATATCAACCCTGATTTGGGATTGGTAATAATTTGCAAATAAAGAGTTTGTGAATAGATAATAAGACAATAAGAATATTGGGGTGCAAAATGACAATATGGCAATCTTTAATATTTTGCCTGTTATATCGTCTATATTTATAGATGAAAAAACAAATGAAGCTGATATTAATGTTAAAATTAATGAACCGTTCAGTGCTCTATCTGGTATAGATGGTGACAGTGCAAATGCACAGTTTGCAATTATTGAAAAAATCAAAAATATAAATGAATATACTAAATGATTTCTACTGTGGCGATCTTTTGTTGAGCATGCCGATATAATCATAAAAACAGCAATGACTATATACACCTGCCAATAAACCTGCAACGTGCCTTCAAATCTATTTATGAAATGGTCAGCTATTTTATTTTGAAGCGGTGTGTCAACCCACCCAGGAAATGTTGAAGCACGAGAATAGTTACCAGGGCTAAGCAGTAAGATAGATGCGCCAATAACGCTACCAATTACCCCAAAGAAACAAAATTTAAGGTTGTTTTTTTTATATAAGTAAATTGAGTGGCATATTGATATCAGTACCACAATAATAGAGGTATTTTCATTTGAACAGCCAGCAATTATTGAAAGTAAAAAAACAAGGGAGTAATTTAATTTACTGTCATTTTGTATCCTTGCTATTGCATATAAATATATAAGTATGAATAAGTTTGTCCATAAGTAATTGGCTGTACCAACAACCCAAAATGATGTTTGTCCTAAGTTTGGGTTCGCAATCCAGTACAGCATTATTATTACAGAGAAATTAAACCATGAGCATTTATCTTTTTTTAGTAGTGCGTAAGGAATAGCGGATATTAATAATGAAACGCTTACAAGGCATATTGCATTAATAATCCCAATAACTTTTGTAGGGAAAAACACTAAAAGAAATGGGCTTATCATGTCCGCAACAACCCTTCCGCTCCACCCTAGGTAATGCGTGATTTCTGCATTAATCGACATTCCTTTTAGAATGTAGTGATAATCATCAGAGTGCATTGGAACATGAACCGAAGGAACTAAAATAATAATAAAGAATAAAATAACTGAAAAAAAGTGCTTATTTAGCATAATCATCAAGTCCTATTTTTCAAAATATATCGCGGGCGTTTTTTTATTTCTGTATAAATTCTTCCGATGTACTCACCAAGGACACCAATGCCTATTAACTGTACTCCTCCAAGGAAAAGTATTGAAACTAACAATGATGGATATCCTGGAACACTATTTCCGAATAGAAGCTTGTCTAAAATCATCCATGCTCCATAAATGAAGGACGCGCTGGCAACAGCAAGACCGATGTAGGTCCACATTCGCAACGGGAATGTTGAGAAACTTGTTATACCTTCAAGTGCCAGGTTCCATAGTTTCCAGCCATTAAATTTTGAGTTGCCGGCAACACGCTCAGCCCTTGAATACTCAACAACATCAATTTTTCCACCTACCCATGACAAAACGCCTTTCATGAATAGATTGCGCTCAGGAAGTAGTTTTATGTTTTCAACAACTTCTCGCGACATCAAGCGGAAATCACCAACGTTTTCTTCGATTTTAGGGTTGCTAATTTTGTTGTGTAGCTTATAGAACCACTCAGCCGATTTGCGCTTTAGCCTTCCATCGGTAGAGCGGTCTGCTCTTTTAGCCAGAACCATATCAGCGCCATCTAGCCACCTATCAATGAGTTTAGGAATAACATCGATAGGGTCTTGCAGATCAACGTCGATTGGGATAACAGCTTCACCAGTAGCATTATCAAGACCTGCGAATAGGGCTGGCTCTTTGCCAAAGTTTCTAGTGAACGATAGTGGTACCACTAATTTATCAGATACAGCAAGCGCATTGATGATTGATTCTGTCGAATCGCTGCTTCCGTCATTGATGAAGACTATCTCAACTTCATGCTCCTTTAGGCCTTCAAACTCGCGTACCGTTTTATAAAAAATAGGTATCGTGGCCTCTTCGTTAAAGACCGGAACGACTAAAGAAATTTTCATTTCGTATCCCTAAAGACAATGAATTTTGAATAGATAAACCCTGCTACCAGGCTGAGTCCAGAGAATGCAATCAGGGTGATTAGCGCTGGCGCGTGAAGGCGATCTGCAATGTAACCAGTCAGTGCCGCCATAGCCCCCATAAAGATGACAAACGCTACATACCGGCCAGTTGTTGCTTTGGATTTAAATGTCCATTTGGCATTGACAAAAAAGCTAAATGTCACCGCAACGCAGAAAGCGACAAGGTTAGATATAGCTTGGTTCATGCCAATCAAACTGAGCATCACTCCGAAGCACACCCAGTGGATGGCTGTATTCAGCACACCAACAGAAACATAACGACTAAATAGCTTTAACATATAAAAATCAGTGAATTCTTAGAGGGCGAAAGTCTATCATCTGAAGATGTATCGATCGAGCTATGATGCCAGAAGGTGAGACAAAAGCGGGACACACAAAGCTTTGCATCGGTTTGCAAGGCTTTGCATGTTTTTCGAAGATGGGACTTGTGAGCGCGGTATTGATGGGGTATGTTGTTGACTTAGAAGGTAGTTCTAGGAACTTCTAAGCCGTGGGTCGCAGGTTCGAATCCTGCAGGGCGCACCATTATATATCAACTGGTTACGCCTCTTTAATTCCCTCCTTATTTTCCATATGGGACATATTTGTGACATCATCACTGAAAATCGAGTCAATTTGCTTCGCGTGTTCCGTTAAATGATTCGGCGCAAGGTGAGCATATCGGCGCACCATATCGATGCTCTCCCATCCTCCCATTTCCTGCAGAACAGAAAGCGGCACTCCGGACTGAATTAGCCAACTGGCCCACGTGTGCCTCAGATCGTGGAAACGGAAATCCTCAATTCCAGCCCGGCGGCAAGCTGCATTCCATGCTCTCTGGTCATCGACGCGCATCTTTCTGATAGTCGGAGTCTTTGAGCCATCGGGCCGGATGCCTTCTTTCGTATGCACGAACACCCATTTATGATGCTTACCAATCTGTTCACGCAATACCTTACAGGCAGTGTCATTTAGCGCTACGCCAATAGCGCGGTTTGACTTGCTGTCTTCAGGGTTCACCCAGGCAACACGACGTTGCATGTCAATCTGTTGCCATTCCATATTGATGATGTTAGACCGCCTAAGTCCTGTTGCCAGCGCAAATTTAACAACAGATTTCAACGGTTCAGGGCATTCATCAATCAGGCGTTTTGCCTCTTCTTTCTCCAGCCATCTGACGCGTTTGTTTCTGACGGCTGGAACCTTGATTACAGGCGCTTTCTCCAGCCATTTCCAGTCACGTTCTGCTGCACGCAGAATAGCCTTCATTAATGCCAGGTGTTTGGCCTTAGTGGAGGTTTTGACCGGTTTAGCTGAATAGATTGGTGCAGGTTCTCCATTCTTCTGCGCCGCGGCAGCTTTGATTTTCCATATCTCAAGCTGTTTGCGGTTGCTCATCTTGTTTACTGCTAAGTAAATCTTTTGCTCGGTTACATCCTTTAACCGTACTCCCTCAAAATGCGCCAGCCAGAAAGCCATACGGCTACGGTCATCTTTCAGTGATTTCTTCTCCGCTTTTTCCTCAAGCCAGCGCATGCAGGCATCATCAAACGTTACATCAGGGAAATCACCAAGCCTGTCTACTCGCCACAATTCAGCTTTGCGCTTGTCATGTAGCTCAGTAGCGAGCCGCTTGTCGGAAGTCCCAAGGCTTTCCTTAATTCGCTTCCCGCCCGGTGTCGAGTAGGACGCGTACCATATTTCACCTCTGCGGAAGATAGACATTTTCTTTCCTCTTTTATGTCATCACCCGCGCTCACCTTAACAGTATGCAGCGGAGATTGAAGCGCCGCAATGCAGGCTTGTCGTGTGGTGAGGTAAGGAGATTTCGGTTTGGTGGGGTCTTTGCGTGTTGCCTGAAGGCGGCCTGTGCGAATCCAGTTTGTGGCGGTAGGTCTGGATATCTTGAGAAATGCACAGGCCTCATCGAGTGTGAGGCTGTGTGATTCCATAGTTACTCCGATAAAAAAAACCTCGACTGTGCGAGGTTTGTTAGTTGCGCTCTGCTGGGGATTTAGCCATTACTCATCTTCCGCTTTAGCTTGATAATCTGACCTTCAAGTTTCTGCCGCTTCTCCCGCTCAACTATCAGACGCTTTTTGTAATTACCAAGCCTGCGCTGGTACAACTCCCTGGCATTAACCGCATTGGTGATTTCAGACTTCTGAGCTTTAACAAGTCGTTCGAGTCGGGATATCTCCTGACGCATTGAGTCTCGTAACTCAACGCCTTTTTCGATGGTGGACTCAAGCTGCTCTGTGTATGTTCGAATTACTGAGGTATTCACTACTTCACCTCCTGCTGCGGCGGTTCTGGTAGCAGCATCCAATGCAAGGCACTTCCTAGCCACGATAGCGTGCCGTCGTTCAACTCCACGTATTCCCCTTGCACCTGACCTGCCAAATACTCGCCGTGCTTTGAATAAATTAAAACCCAATCATCTTGAGCGGGCATCCGTTCGCTACAGCTTATCCAGCCATCCGGAGTTAACGTTGATTTTCCAGAAGGAATATTTTCCGGAATATTTTGTGGTACATTTTGTGGTTTTGGTGCTGCTGCCAGCGCAGCCTTGTAACCGGCCACATGACCGCGCCAGTCAGCAACCTCTGATAGCCACGCGTTAATCATGGCCTGAGTTGGCTCTTTTGGCACCATTACCCAGTCATCCGGCACTACCGGCGCTGGCGGGAAGGCTCTGAATCCAGCATCAATCAGCGCCATCGTTACGGCATGTATGTCATCCATAACCAATTTTTCTCCTGCCAGATTCCCTCCCATCTTCCTGACGATAATGTCCTTCATCATGTAACGCTGCACTTGGTTGTACGCCACAGGTTCAGCGGTAAGCGATACCAACGCGATACGCGCCAGCTCGCGCACAACTTCTGGCGGGGCGTAGTGGTCATTTAGGTCATCGTACAACCGGATCATCTCTTGGCTGTTGTCCGGGTGTACATCCTCGTTAGTACCAGCAAGTGCAGTGATGACCTCGTCGGCAGCATCAATTATTTCTTGTGCCTGTTCTTTGGTAATAGTGGTCATGGGTTAGTCCTCCCTGTACGGATTTAATTTGTTGTGCAGTTTGTTAAATGGCCCCCATACGATGGAGCTATACCACTCGGCTATTTTTTCTGCCTGTACGCCTGCTAACCAGATGAAGAATATCGGTGATATTGGAACCATTAAAATAAGAAAGAGAAGGAAAAATAGAGCCTCTTTAAACCGACTTTGACGTGGATAATTCTTCCGGAGTATTTTTGTCATTTCACTCCCCCTTAACCTTGATGCCAGCGGCAACCGGCGCAGATACCACCTCAACTGGACAACCAGCTTCACATTTCAATGCGTTGCCACCCACAAACCATAATGTAACGTCGTGGTCGTCAAAGTCGGTTTCCTCGACCTCAAACACTTGTCCTTTGACTTTCACAAAGTCACCGGCGCAGATATGAACCGCGACAACCATTCCAGGCTGATTCCTGCCTACATCAGAATCGACGCTATCTTCCTGCTGCTTCACGCCAATGCCAGCGCGTGTGCTATATGCGGACATGCACTGCGCGAACCCGGATTGGTCATCTGTCTGCCCATAACTGAACCCGGCTTTCAGGCCGTCACGGAATGCGCTATCCTGCAACTTGTCAGCAGTTTCAAGTTTCGCCTCCAGTTCTGCTATGCGCTGGCGTAATGCTGTAATTTCCACCTCAGCAGCGTCTGCGTAATGAACGTTTTCATGCACAAGTGGTGGTAAATCCGGCGTAATGACACCAAAAAGTTTTGCCAGCGCCCGGTAATTCAGTTCGCTGTGATAACGACCTTTGCAGCGAACCAGTTTTTCAGCAGCAGCTACAATCGCGCTTTGTTCTGTCATGCGCTTTTTTGCTGCTTCCAGCTCAACTCGCAGCTTCCCAACCGTAAGCGCAATATCCTCGTTCTCCTGGTCGCGGAGTTTGATGTATTGCTGTTTTTTATCCAGCTCATCCAGCAGCGCCTCTGCGGCGATATAAATAACCTGGCGTGCACGGTCTGCTGGGTCGCTGTAATGGTCTTGCATGTACTGGAATTCTTCACGCAGCGCCTGTTTGTCGATGTTGCTCATTGGGCTGTCTCCGGTGGATAACAAATATCGTCGAAATATTTTTCTGCAACGCACATGTTGAAGTGATCGAGATTCATCTCCTCCACCTGGAGTTTTGCCCCAACAATACCCGTGCATCGATTGACGTAATCCCGATTTTCTGGGGATTCCGCTACCCACTCCATAAGGTCTTCGGTGACACGTTTTAAGCAACGTAAGGCGCAGTCCATATCAGTAAAATGCTGAGCATCTGTGATGCAGGAGACGACATAATACGTGGTGATTTTTGGCCCTTCAGCGCGTCGCTTAAGTTCTCTCTCTATATCTCTTTTCAGATCAACCAGTTCATGGTCATTGAGTTTGTCGATGTTGCTCATTGGGCTGGCCCTCGCATTTGTGATTTTCTGGATCATCGGCTTTGAAATAACCGCCGCAGATTTTGCAGGGTATCGTCGGCACTTCGTCGTAATTTGAGGTTCCCGTAATCATGACTGCACTCCTTTGTGAATTTGGCCTGTGTTATTGATGCGGCTAAAATAGAATCCGAATAATTTCTTGCATGGCTTAACTACAGCGTCCCTGATTGAATTTGGGTTAAAGCCAGCCTCAATAGCCTGTTTGCTATCAAAGAACACATACCCAAAACCTTCCTCATTCTCTGCACAAACTGGGCCTTTATACGAACCGTGCTTTCTTCCTCCGGCTAACCCAGTTCTATATGCGTGCTGAGTGTTACCCGCTATCGTTGTCCACTCAAGGTTTGATGCATCATTGTTTTGTTTGTTGCCGTCTTTATGGTTAATTACGTGCTCATCAGATGGCTTAGGCCCGATGAGGTTTTCAGCAACTAATCGGTGGATGTTCACGCCTTTCAGTTCCCCTTCAAGCTCCAGCCTAACGAACAAATACTGATTTCTGTTCTTGCCGCGCATAGAAGGGTTTAACTGTCTTAGCTTGCCAGAATCCATTGAGAAAATTAGCCCCTTTGAGGAAATGAAATAGCGATACTTAAAACCCAAAATCTCTTTCACATCACAAAATAAATCAGCCAGCGCCGCGCATTTCTCCTCCAGGTCCGCATAATCACTATGACGCACCATATCAGTACAGAATGATTCTCCTGTTATTGGTGGTGATAACTGGTCACTGACAATCGTGTATATTTTCACTTCTTTCATTTCTTCCCACTCCGCAACATTGCATTCAGATATTTGTTTTCATTCACTGATGGAAAACTCTTTCTCGCCAGCATTTCTTCGCGTGGAATATCGTTGATGGGCTTGAAGCGGTGTCGAATAATCATTTCAGATGGCAGGATACCGGGGTCGTAGGACAAACCTCTCATGATGAATTCCTCAGTTATTGCTGATAGCGCCGTAACGCGAACGGTAATCACGAAGGCGCGGGTCTATTTCAATGAATTGGGTGTAAGTGGCTTTGCGGAATGGCCGGATGGATGTCTGATAAATTCGCTCGCGTTCTTCTTTCTCTGCAAGCCATATACAGTGGCGAAATTCCTTTTCCTCTTTCGTTTCCTGCGGTAGTGACATTATCAGGTCGTAGTTTTTTCTGAATTTATCCAGCACTTCCGAGACGGAATTGCCGGAACAGCGGCGCGGGTCATTCGCACCATACATAGGCGCTGGCATGTTTTCACCTGGTGATTATTTAGCTAACTTTTTCCAGATTGCTGAAACGTATTTGGCTTGGTGAATGGCATCATCAAGCGCGTTGTGTCGAGTTCCTTCGAATGGCATATCTCGTTTAGGGTCAAACCCAATTGCCTTTCCAAGCTCGACGATGGTTCGGACGTCGCGGTCATTCCACCACTGCCAGGGCGCTTGGTGCCCGGCCAGAGCATAACTATTTCGTAGAATCACACAGTCAAATGATGCGCCATTTCCCCAAACCTGAACGAATTTAGGGTTGGCGTGCTTTGCGATAAAGTCTGATAACCATGAAAGAGCCGTTGAAAGCTCTTGAGTGTCATTGGTTAGCGATTTTCTGGCATCTTCTCCCTGTTCCATCCACCATAAAATGGTTGAAGCATCAGGACGCGCCCGGTATCGCATTGATGACTCGAGAGAGATATTAACCGAGAAGTCTTCTCCTGTTTCTCCAGTTTTCAGATCAAAGAATACTGCCCCAATCGAAATAACGGGCGCGTATGGCCCGTTGCCCATTGTTTCAAGGTCAACCATTAAATGATTCATGTAAGTCCTTAAATTGCGTGAATAGCGTGACGAGGGAAGGGGAGAGTTACTGGTGCAAATGGTATATCATCATCAAAATCCATCGGTGGCTCGTTATGTTGTGTTGGTGATGGTTGCTGCTGTGGTTTCTGTGACTGCCTGTCGGCTGCTTGTTGTTTGCTGTCGCCAGTGCCTCCAAGCATTTGCATCACACCATTAATTCCAACATTAATCTCAGTGGTGTAGCGGTCTTGCCCTGTCTGGTCTTGCCACTTTCTGGTTCTCAGCATTCCCTCGAAATAAACCTGATCACCTTTTTTCACATACTGCCCTACGACTTCAGCAAGTTTCCCAACTACGGCAACACGATGCCATTCAGTCTGCTCCTTTTGTTCGCCAGTCTGTTTATCTCGCCACTGCTCTGATGTAGCGACTGTCAGGTTAGCGAACGCCGTCCCTGATGGTGAATAACGAACCTCCGGGTCTTGCCCGACCCGGCCTAAGATGATCACCTTATTTACGCCTCTACTAGCCATTTATGCCGCCTGTTTTAGTTCTTTAACTCTGATGTTCATTACCTGAACGCATTTTGTCTGCGCATCATCGTGACCAGCCAATAATTGCCAGTCATGCTGATATCTCTCAATTAGCTTTTTCTTGTCAGTTTCTGTTGCTGCATAATCGCTGAAGTCTTTCAGGATTTGTTCGCAGTCAACCGATGGAGATTTCTGGTTGGTATTTTCTGGTGATGGTTGATTGCCTGATGCTGGCATGGCCCAGTTCGGCAGCGATGGAGGGAGCCAGTAAAATCCTGTTCCATCCTTCAGTTTGGCCCTGTGCCATCCTTGTTTCTTATCACTGGATATCTGCGCAAAACCTTCCTCAAGGTTATAGAGATACCGACCAATTCCCCACTGAACGGCAGCACGCTTCATTGCGCCGGAGCGACCACCTTTGACGGCTTCTACCTGTGTGTTTTCAGCAGCATCCCATTTAGTTACCCATTCGGAATCAATCTTGATTGATATGCCGCATTCAACGCCACCGTTGTTGGGAATATCGCGGTATTCATTGCGCCATCCTGCTTTGCCGCAAACATCGTCCAGGCGCTTCATGATTGCCCTGTTCGTGACATAAGCCAGCACCAAAGCCCACACTTTGCCATCGAGTGTTTTACCACTTTGCTGTATTCGCCATTCGATATCTTCAGGATTGAATGGGGCGTCGAATTTATTCAAATCCATAATTCACCTCAGAATGGTAATTCGGAAGGATTAGCCAGAAATTCACCTTTGTTTATTCGCTCGTTTTTGGCTAATGAAAGGCAATTTCGTTTCATCGATTTATTACCTGACTTGCGCCAGTACATTGCCTCTGTCAGGTGATACTGACGTTTTAACCTGCTCAACTCCGGTGTCCTTGCTAAGTCCACTGGTATCATTTCAACCTCCATTCGCGAAAGGCTTCTACAGCTTCGCGATACATTATTTTGTCACCAAGATAAACAGCAATTGCGAATTTAGACTGAATAGCCATAAGCGATTTATCCATTACACGGCACTCCTGGTTGATTCAGGATATCGACCAGACGTTTCCATCCGGTTCGTAATTTTCTGATTATACGCTCTAAAAGTGATTCATTAAGTTGGGCGATACCCATGACGGCACCGCCCGCGATAGCAAATGTCATCGTGGGATTCTCCATTTTTATTTATTGGCATAGCGAAAACGCCTCGAATGAAGCGTTGTTGGTATGCGAAAAAAGCCGCCCTGACTGCGAGCGGCAAATAACATCAAGGGATGATTTTTCGATTAACCAGAACGAGTCGTCGTCCTCGTTTGGTTACGAGCGATATTGCTCACAATGACCACTATTAAAATGGTCATTAGGTGCTTATTCGCTGACAAATTTGGTAAGACTTTCGTGTAGCGAAACCAAAATTTCATCATCAAACCCATCAAGTAATGCTTGTTCGATAAGTTTGATAATTTCTGATGCTTGCTCTTTATTTATTTCCATCACTCTTCCCCAAGAGCCTTGCTGATGGCTGAGCGAGCTTTTCTCTCAGCGTTTGAAATATCTTTAGAACTACCATTTGACCAGGAGTTGAGAAGCAATTGTAGAGCTTCCAATAACTCCGGAGCTGCTGCTATCAAGTGTGCATTGGCCTCACATTCAGCTACGCGATTTTCGTCATGGGTCATGATAAAACCAAGCTGCAACCCAGCTCTATCTTGCCTGCAAATGCGTACATCCTTTCCGCTCCAAGGACCTGGCGTACCTTTAAACTTTTTCATATTCACCTCTGTGTCTCGCTGCCAAAAATACGCTTACTCAGTTACTTCATCTGCATATTCTTTACTTGTTAACCAATCCGGGCGTTCACCTTTACCAATATAGAAATCGATAATGTCCAGAAGGCGTGGATAAAATTTAAGAGCTTTACGACCATCCATCTCAGCAATTTCCTGCTTACTATATTTTCTCCATTCCTCAACTGTGTGGTTCTGGCATCCTGCTCGTACATATTCACCGTTCGTTATACTTATGAAGTATTTCTCACCCAGGATTACGAAAGTGAGATCAGGCAGGTATGCATCGCGCAGGTTGGCACCGCACAGGTCGGCATCGCACAGGTCGGCATCGCGCAGGTTGGCACCGCGCAGGTCGGCATCGCGCAGGTCGGCACCGCGCAGGTTGGCACCGCGCAGGTCGGCATCGCGCAGGTCGGCACCGCACAGGTCGGCATCGCGCAGGTAGGCTCTCGATCCGCTCTCATGCATTGAGGTAATCCACACTTTGTGTTCTTCAAGAATCTTCGATAAATCTGCTGAATTCATGTTGTTAATCCTTAAATTTTGGCAATAAAAAAGGCCGCATTGCGACCTTATTAGATGAGATGATTTCTTCCTGAATAATTATCTAGCGGTAATTTGCCCACACTTACGATGACCAGCCGCGTAAAGTGCTACGTCTGGCAAACATACACCGGTTTCTGGTGGCTTATGACCAAACTCATTTGCGTACACAATGGCTGCCCGCTCCAGATTGCGTCTGTATTCTTCCAGTTGCCAGAATGCATCTTTCGCCATGAACTGAAGTGATTTTGCGTCTTCAATGCGTTTTGGCGTTTCGTGTTTTCCTTTGGCCTGAATCTGTACACGGCTAAGAGTAGGACGATGCATTACTTCTGAGCTTGCCGTTACCGCATTCTGAAGCGCTGCACGGCGCTCGCGACGACGACCTGCTGCTGAGCCATTGAAAGTTGTTCTGCGTGTCATATAGACCTCCTGATGAACTTTGGTGATGCGATGCCAGATGCTTATCTTCTGGTTGTCTCGATGGACTGCAATTCATCGCATCCCAAAGCTCACTTTGGTCGTTCCGGCTTTTCAGCCGCGTAGATTCATCACTGAATCGTTGTATGTTCACCATCCTGGTGAGTAGTGTGTCCTGTTGATGTGTTTAGTATACGTATAGTAAACATCATTGCAAATACATTTTGTATCCTCATAGTTGTTTTGTTTACATTATGTTGATTTTTAAAGTGATTTATTTTTTTAAATCCTCTATGCCATACTGTCCTGAACAAAAAACGAGCGAGGAATCTGTGTGAAAAGTGAGGATGAGTTCTTTGCGGAGCTTCACCCGCAAGTGGTTGAGGTTCTCGGTACTGCGCTGATGCAGGTACTGGTAGAGCAGCGCGAACCTTCGCGTGAAGCTTTGATAGAAATGATTCAGGTGCTGTGGCAGGAAGAGGATGTGGACTTGGCTGTAGAACTGGCTATTGATGTTCTGACACTGCCGAAAGAGTAGGGATCTTTGTGGTTACAAGGTGGCGGGCAAATGGATGAAATAGCTATGCGTTTGCGTAATTATCAATGAGTTACGTTGGCGGGCGAATTGTTTACGTAGGGATCGGCAGGCAGTGAACCCCAGCTCGGCGTCAGGGTTACTTTATGTAGTATTTAGAAAAAACGGCTATTAGAACAGTAATAACAAGGGCTATGACAATTTTCCAAGTCTGACCATTCAGCTCTTTGTGTAAATCTTCCTTTGTACACATTGTGGCCTTGATAACAGCTAGATCAGTGCTAATAGAAGCTATTTTCTCTTCCAATTTTTCTACACGTTTTAGCATGTCATCACCACCGCCATTGCCACCACCATGCCGTGAGTATGCATCATCAGTGAAGTGGTGTCCAATTTGGCGAGAGATGTCTTGATTTGGACGAAGCTGAGTAACGGTGTTATTGGAACTCATTGCGAACCACTCCAGCACGCTTAATATCGAAAAAAGAGCTTTTCACATCAATGATTTCTTTGGTGTCTGGATTAACCAGTGATGCTCTAACTTCAAATATTCCAGGGTTAATAATTTCAACCTTAGGAAACGTTATTTTTATGGATGCCGACACAACAGTTTCTCCATCACCAGCTTCTGCAACGGTGAAAAACATATGGTTGGAAAATTTCTTTGTATCAATTGGAATTGGTGTCTCATTGTCATTGAACACCTCGATGCCAACGGAGTATTTCTTGGCCGCTCTAAGACCGATAAAAAAAATACCGAATGACAAATCCACTTCATATGAGTCTTTTGCCATCTCATAGATGAGGACTGGGGCTCCTGATTTGCTGCCATCTATCGCGATCGGGATAACATAAGAAATACGTTCTTTAATCATTTGTATATCACCCAAACATCCCTTATCCATCATCACCCGAATATCTCATCAGGCCATTGGCTGGCTACAACCTTACCTACAACCCTGCATTGTTCGTTACATGGCATTATTGGGAACTGAGGGTTTAGCGGTTGTAGGAATACTTGTCCGCTGTCTTTGATGAGCTTCTTAAAAGTGAACTCATCACCACATAACCTTGCAATGCAAAAATCGCCTGGGTCTACAGGAACTTCTGGGTCTACAAGAATCAGCATTCCTTCAGGAAAGCTTGGTCGTGATCCCGCTGGAGCCGTCATTGAGTGGCCTTCAACTTCAAGCCAAAAAGATGAATCACTGGCTTTTTTGGTCGTACTAATCCAGCATTCTGCATCTCTCTCGGTGAATGTGCGAAATTCTGGTGTAAACATTCCAGCCTGAACGTGAGAGAAGAATGGGTATTCAAATTGAGGTTTAACAGGCTTTTGTTCTGTTGATTCTCCAACGCTAAAGGTTCCGTCAGCGTTGAACCTCACGTCTGTAACTCCAAGATATTGAAAAATTGCTCCAATTTCTTGTATTGATGGGTTCCTTCTTCCGTTAAGCCAATGACTAACAGCACCTTTGGTTACACCAAGGTGTTCAGCAACTTTATCCTGATTCAATCCAAGCTGATCAATCCTTTGCTTCGCTATGTCATATCAGTTCATTTTCATCCTTAAATTATACAATTTGTATCAAACAAGAACAGTCACAACTCGTAAACTATGTATTGCGATATTGAATACGATGTGTATACTTATTGGTGAGGAGGATCCTATGAATAATATTCGCAATTTTCGCGAGCGCTTCGGTTTAACGCAGGAAGATCTTGCGAAAGTACTCGGTTGTACGCGTGGTGCAGTTTGTCATTACGAGACAGGCAGAAGGGGAATGGACATCAATCTTTGTCGCGCTTTTATCAATGCGTTCAAAGAATACGGTTACGAACTAACCATAGACGATCTTTTTCCACCAAAGGCTGCGTAAGCAACACCACTTCCAACAACGGACATTCGTCCTACGTCGCTGAAAAGCGAACTCCAGATAACAAATCAACCACAGGTTTATGCGCCAGTGCGCATAGCCACAACTAACTATTAACTACAGGAAATACTAAGTAATGGAACTCACAAATCACAGCAAAAAGATACGCGAAGTGAAAACAGAGCTTCGCGCCCGACTCGTATCAATGGGTCAGACAAATTTTGCAAAGATGGCGGGATGGTCTGATTCAAAAGTAAACCGCCTGAACATTCAGGATATGGCGGTGACGTTCGTTCTTCTGGAGAAGGTATGGGAGACGAGTTTAATCAGGGAAGTAGCAAGGCAAGCGGTGGAAGCTGTGATGCCGAGAAATAAAAAACGCCCGGCGGCAACCGAGCGTTCTGACCAAATCCAGATGGATTTCTAAGGGCATCAGGAGAGGTAATTATGACAAAACGTAGTAAGAAATACCAGGAAAAAGAAGAGATTCGACATCCTGATTCACCTGAGGGATTAGTGGTAGCCGCAGCAAATAACAGGGCGTTCGCAGAGCGCCTTGTTGGTGTTTACAGACTAGCCAAAGCAGGAGTGAAACATGGGCGTCGTTAAGTTAGCAGACTACAGACCGTTAGAACCGGTCGTGGAGCGTAATGTGGCAGATCTCGATGATGGTTACGCCAGACTATCAAATATGCTGCTTGAGGCTTATTCAGGTGCAGATCTGACCAAGCGACATTTTAAAGTGCTGCTTGCCATTCTGCGTAAAACCTATGGGTGGAATAAACCAATGGACAGAATCACCGATTCTCAACTTAGCGAGATTACAAAGTTACCCGTCAAACGGTGCAATGAGGCCAAGTTAGAACTCGTCAGAATGAATATTATCAAGCAGCAAGGCGGCATGTTTGGACCAAATAAAAACATCTCAGAATGGCGCATCCCTCAAAATGAGGGAATATCCCTCAAAACAGGGGATAAAACATCCCTCAATTTGAGGGAGTGTTATCCCTCAAAACAGGGGGACACAAAAGACACTATTCAAAAGAAAGAAATACAAGATAAAAACATTATGTCCGAAAGCGTTCGGACGGAGTGTGAAAAATCATCTGGCCGTCACGAAGAAACCGATAAGGCATTCGAGGAAATATTCTGGTGTGCCGGTATGCGGAAAGCCGGGAAGAAAAACGCAGCTTCGGCATTCAGAACACAGTTCAGGGAATGGCGTAAAACTACCAGGGGTACGGCAAGCGAGTTTGCCACGATGCTGGCAGAAGACATCGCATGCAGGAATGGTAAGCAGTTCGGATTCGACAGGTTGTTACCATCAAGCTACCTGAACGGTCAGCGCTGGAACGACGAAAAGCCAGAAACAATTCAACCACAATCCAAACCATCATCCGCAATCACCGTATCGAAAACTGGCTACGTGTTTTTCGACAGGTGAATCATGAAATCCAGAATCAAATCGTTACTTATCGCTGGCTATAACCATGGCTGGCTTAGTTCTGCATTCGTTGAGTTCTGGTTTAACCGTCTCGATCTGAGGTCAGCGTAATGACTCCAAGTGAACTGAGCGACCTGCTATGGGCGCAGGTTGACAGGGTGGCTCCGCACCTGTTGCCAAACGGCAAGAAAGATGGGCATGAGTGGGTTGCCGGCAACGTCAACGGTGACAAGGGGAACAGCCTTAAGGTTAACCTTAGCGGTAAGAAAAAATGGGCTGATTTCGCTGAGGGCGACGGCGGTGACATGCTTGATTTGTGGATGGCCTGTCGGGGAATAAATCTGCATCAGGCTATGCAGGAGGCAAAGGCATTTCTCGGTATCAAGGATGATGATCACCATTTCGACGCCAGACGTGAGAAGAAATTTTCCAGACCTGACCGCAAGAAAATCGTCCGTTACGTTACCAGAACAGAATCCCATCTTGAGTACCTGCAATCGCGTGGCATATCTCCAGAAGTCGTAAAGCGGTACGAGGTTGTCAGCGGCAAGGTGTGGAATGGAGAGCGAGAACTGGATGCTTTGGTGCTTCCGTACAAACGCGATGGTGAGTTGTTGCAGGTCAAGAGAATCAGCACCGAACGTCCGGACGGGAAGAAAGTCATCATGGCAGAAGGTGACTGTGAACCCTGTCTGTTCGGATGGCAGGCTCTCGATGCTGGCGTGAGGGCGGTTGTGCTTTGCGAAGGCGAAATTGATTGCATGAGCTATGCGCAATACGGAATTCCGGCGCTATCTGTCCCGTTCGGTGGCGGGAAAGGCGCTAAGCAACAGTGGATTGAGTTTGAATACCATAACCTCGACAGGTTTGAAGAAATATTCATTTCGATGGACGGTGATGATGTTGGTCGTGAAGCTGCAAGGGAAATCGCAAGCCGACTCGGTGAACATCGCTGCCGTCTGGTTACACTGCCGCACAAAGATATCAACGAATGCCTGATGAACGGCGTCGCTGAGGATGAAATCTGGCAGTACATCGGTACAGCGTCATATTTCGACCCCGAAGAGCTTTACAGCGCCCGTGAGTTTTATCAGGACACCATCAATGCTTTCTACGGCAAGCAGCAGTATCTGTTTAACCCACCGTGGGAAACGCTGGCTTACAACTTCCAGTTCCGTGAGGCGGAGTTAACGCTTGTCAATGGCGTGAACGGTCACGGAAAAACGGAGGTTGTCGGGCATATGGCACTTGAGGCCATGAGACAGGGGATAAAAACATGCGTCGCATCGCTTGAACTGAAGCCCGGGATTCTGCTTAAACGCCTGACCCGGCAGTCTACATGTTGCAAAATGCCGCCAGTTCTGGAAATCGAATCAGCATTTAAGTTTTACGATGACCGGCTCTGGTTATTTGGCCTGACAGGTACGGCCAAGGCGGAACGCCTGATTGAAATTTTCACATATGCCAGACGGCGATACGGCATCCAGTTATTCATCATCGACAGCCTCATGAAGTGCGGGATTGGCGATGACGATTACAACGGGCAAAAGGCGTTTGTTGACGCGCTGTGCGACTTCAAGAATAAAACCAACTCTCACATTATCCTCGTCACTCACTCCAGAAAGGGAGACAGCGAGGAGAAACCTACCGGAAAGATGGACGTAAAAGGCTCAGGAGCGATTACAGACCTGACAGATAACCTATTTATCATCTGGCGCAATAAAGCTCGCGAGAGAGCGTTACAGCGCGTTCAGGCTGGCGAGCAAATTAACGAGAAAGACCAGCAACTTCTTGCTGCGCCCGCATCTGTTTTAATGCTTGAGAAGCAGCGAAACGGGGAAGGGTGGGAAGGCGGTGTGCCGTTATTTCTTGACGAGCAGTCTCACCAGTTCCTGCAAATGGAAGGTGCGTCACCATACAACTACATAGCTAACATGCCGAAGTCGGAGTATGACGAAGTGTGGAGGCAGGAGAATGTTACGGAGTACTGAATGAACAACCAAATAATACCTGAAATGCTTTTGAATCCCCGCTTCATTGCTGTTTTGAACAGATGTATCGACGAAGAAGAGCTCATTATGCAATTTGAAAGGTTGTCAGGTGTCACTCGACCACCAAAGGAGCAACATCCAATAGAGCTGATGGTTGATAAAGCGACAGGATTTTCTGATGAGCAGTGGAAACGGTTTTTTGAGGCATTTATCCCGTTCGTCTATGAGTTTATATGGCTCACATGGAGAGACCGTGACAATGAGGAGTGCTGGCAATGACCATCTACATCACTGAGCTAGTAACAGGCCTGCTGGTAATCGCAGGCCTTTTTATTTGGTGGAGAGGGAAGACATGAAAAAACTAACCTTTGAAATTCGATCCCCAGCACATCAGCAAAATGCCATTCACGCAGTACAGCAAATCCTTCCAGACCCAACCAAACCAATCGTAGTAACCATTCAGGAACGCAACCGCAGCTTAGACCAAAATCGGAAGCTTTGGGCTTGCCTTGGTGATGTCTCACGTCAGGTTAACTGGCATGGACGATGGCTGGATGCAGAAAGCTGGAAGTGTGTGTTTACCGCAGCATTAAAGCAGCAGGACGTTGTCCCTAACCTTGCCGGGAATGGCTTTGTGGTAATAGGCCAGTCAACCAGCAGGATGCGTGTAAGCGAATTTGCGGAGCTATTAGAGCTTATACAGGCATTCGGTACAGAGCGCGGCGTTAAGTGGTCAGACGAAGCCCGGTTAGCACTGGAATGGAAAGCGAGGTTTGGAGACGCCGCATGAAACACTGCTACCGCTGCGGAGAAAGCAAAGACGATTATCGATTCCGGCCAAATCAACCTTATTGGCACCAATGGTGTATCAGATGTGAGCGGTCGCCAGTGGGTAATTTCCCGCTGCCAGAGACGAAGGAGGACGTATGGCACGACAGCGACGAAGTATCACCGACATAATCTGCGAAAACTGCAAATACCTACCAACGAAACGCTCCAGAAATAAACCAAAGCCAATCCCAAAAGAATCTGACGTAAAAACCTTCAATTACACGGCTCACCTGTGGGATATCCGGTGGCTTAGAGAGCGCGCGAGGAAAACGCGATGATTGACCCCAATCGAAGTTACGAACAAGAAAGTGTCGAGCGAGCTTTAACGTGCGCTAACTGCGGTCAGAAGCTGCATGTGCTGGAAGTTCATGTGTGTGAGCACTGCTGCGCAGAACTGATGAGCGATCCGAATAACTCAATGTACGAGGAAGAAGACGATGAATAGCGTCAAGTCATATTCACCCAGAGAGCAGGACTACATCAGGCGTGTAGCTGGTAAGGTTCCTGCAGACGTTATGGCTGCAGCCATTGGAAGAACCAGAAACAGCTTGGTTAACTGGGCTAATCGCCATGGAATAAGCCTGAGAGTTCCTTATGGAATACTTAAAAAGCACTGGCCTGAATATGCTGAAAAAATGACAAAAGGTGGACACAATGGCGCTAAAGAGAGATAAGTTTGATGACGTTTTCTCCCAACTGGTTAGGGAGCGAACGGACTGGCAATGCGATTACTGCGGACGATCATTTCACCACGAAAGACAAAAACTCCACTGTTCCCACTTCAAATCCCGACGACACAAAGCCACCAGATACCATCCCTATAACGCCTTCGCCCACTGCGTTGGCTGTCACCGAAAACTTGAAGAAGACCCATACGAATTCACCGCGCATGCGGAGATTGTCTATGGGGAGATGACAATAGAGCGTGTAGCGCGTCTGGCGTGTGTTCCTGTGCGCTTAAAGACATGGCAGATGGATGAGCTATACCAGCACATGAAGAACGAACTGAAGCGGTTACAGGAGCTAAGGGCGCATGGTGTTACAGGGCGCATCGATTTCACATTACCAGACTGGTATCAGGACGGAATTCAACTCCGCATGGGGGAATCTCAATGTGCAGCATAACCAGCATTAACCAGGCGAAACAGCAGCGTGAACGTGACGAAGCTGAATTGCGCAGCGTCAGAGAGATGACGGAGCAACACCAGAAGGCAATGGATTATCTGCATGAGCGAGAGCGTGAACTGGTGAACCGGCTTGGATTGAACAAGCCGGCGGGAGGCGACGCTGCATGAGACTCGAAAGCGTAGCTAAATTTCATTCGCCAAAAAGCCCGATGATGAGCGACTCACCACGGGCCACGGCTTCTGACTCTCTTTCCGGTACTGATGTGATGGCTGCTATGGGGATGGCGCAATCACAAGCCGGATTCGGAATGGCTGCATTCTGCGGTAAGCATGAACTCAGCCAGAACGACAAACAAAAGGCTATCAACTATCTGATGCAATTTGCACACAAGGTATCGGGGAAATACCGTGGCGTTGCAAAGCTTGAAGGAAATACTAAGGCAAAGGTACTGCAAGTGCTCGCAACATTCGCTTATGCGGATTATTGCCGTAGTGCAGCGACGCCGGGCGCAAGATGCAGAGATTGCCACGGTACAGGCCGTGCGGTTGATATAGCCAAAACAGAGCAGTGGGGGAGAGTTGTTGAGAAAGAGTGCGGAAGATGCAAAGGTGTCGGCTATTCAAGAATGCCAGCAAGCGCCGCATATCGCGCCATAACGATGCTAATCCCAAACCTTACCCAACCCACCTGGTCACGCACTGTTAAGCCGCTGTATGACGCTTTGGTGGTGCAATGCCACAAGGAAGAGTCAATCGCAGACAATATTTTGAATGCAGTCACGCGTTAATAGCATGATTGCCACGGATGGCAACATATTAACATCATGATATTGACTTTTTGAATAAAGTTGGGTAAATTTGACTCAACGATGGATAAATGCACTCGTTAAATAAAGCCCTGAGTTTAACCGCTCGGGGATTTTCGCGTTTTAAGCACGACATTTCTGAAAGCGCCCTATCACCAATAACCAGAACACATCCAGATACCCTTGCTCATTCGTGGCGACGGGGTAGGGCGTTTTACACAAAAGAAAACCCAGCACTATGGCTGGGATTCGTGAAAATGGGCGGCAAGAGACTGCGCTAACAGCCTCCTGCCTGATTTGCTCATGCCATTAGTCACGAACAAACCACGTTACTAATCACTGTATCCTGGATTTGTTCTTTCCAATATCAACCAATTCATAACATTGAACAAATCCTCACGGTCGTGAGGTAAGACATGAAAAAGATGCCAGAAAAACATGATCTGTTAACCGCCATTCTCGCGGCAAAGGAACAAGGCATCGGGGCAATCCTTGCGTTTGCAATGGCGTACCTTCGCGGCAGATATAATGGCGGTGCGTTTACAAAAACAGTAATCGACGCAACGATGTGCGCCATTATCGCCTGGTTCATTCGTGACCTTCTCGACTTCGCTGGACTAAGTAGCAATCTCGCTTATATAACGAGCGTGTTCATCGGCTACATCGGTACTGACTCGATTGGTTCGCTTATCAAACGCTTCGCTGCTAAAAAAGCCGGAGTAGAAGATGGTGGAAATCAATAATCAACGTAAGGCGTTCCTCGATATGCTGGCGTGGTCAGAGGGAACTGATAACGGACGTCAGAAAACCAGAAATCATGGTTATGACGTCATTGTTGGCGGAGAGCTATTCACTGATTACTCAGATCACCCACGCAAACTTGTCACGCTAAACCCCAGACTCAAATCAACAGCAGCAGGACGTTACCAGCTTCTTTCCCGTTGGTGGGATGCCTATCGTAAGCAGCTTGGCCTGAAAGACTTCTCTCCCAAAAGCCAGGACGCTGTTGCGCTGCAGCAGATTAAGGAGCGTGGCGCTTTGCCGATGATTGATCGCGGTGATATCCGTCAGGCAATCGACCGTTGCAGCAATATCTGGGCTTCACTGCCGGGCGCTGGTTATGGTCAGTTCGAGCATAAGGCTGACAGCCTGATTGCAAAATTCAAAGAAGCTGGCGGAACGGTCAGAGAGATTGAGGTATGAGCAGAGTAACCGCGATTATCTCCGCTCTGGTTATCTGCATCATCGTCTGCCTGTCATGGGCTGTTAATCATTACCGTGATAACGCCACCGCCTACAAAGAGCAGCGCGATAAAGCCACATCCATCATCGCTGATATGCAGAAGCGTCAACGTGATGTAGCAGAACTCGACGCCAGATACACAAAGGAGCTTGCTGATGCTAACGCGACTATCGAAAGTCTCCGTGCTGATGTTTCTGCTGGTCGTAAGCGCCTGCAAGTCGCCGCCACCTGTGCAAAGTCAACGACCGGAGCCAGCGGCATGGGCAATGGAGAAAGCCCAAGACTTACAGCAGATGCTGAACTCAATTATTACCGTCTACGAAGTGGAATCGACAGGATAACCGCGCAGGTTAACTACCTGCAGGAATACATCAGGACGCAATGCCTTCGATGATAGCGATAATTTTACTCATCATCCTTCACATCTGGCTCTGTAGACAGGGTGGTGATCACTTCTGGAGTAAATCCAGATTAAACATCTCATTGCTGATGCTTGATATTGAGCATCTGGCGCGCGGTAAGGGGCTGCGTTGAGATAAGAGCCAGTCATTACAAATACCAGGATTTAGCCTCGCATTTGCGGGGCTTTTTTACATCTGCAGTAAACCGCGCATCGCAGCGCGTAACAATCCCGAGTCTTTCAGAAAGCTGAGCCTGAGAACTGCCGTATATGGTGGCGACCATCTCGGGGACGGCTTTTCTGTGCGAACAGGCTCATCTTTCTAAAAGGTAAACGCTATGAATAACTTTGTTGAAATTACCTCAAGAATTGGTCGCATGTACCAAGATTTTCTTATAAGTGGAAAGGGGTCTGGCGACATCATAGAGGAAATTGACAAGCTAAGTGCAGAGCTGAGAAGGAATGGGTGTGTTAATTCTATCTTTTTTGAAACTTTGCTAAAGCAAGGCTTCATGTTTGACATGATTAATTACAACAAAGTCGCACCCAGTGCTTCGCAAAAATCATATGTGTACGTTCTGCATGCTGAAGATAGTGGGCTAACAAAAATAGGGTTTAGTCGCAGGGTTAATAAACGAATTTCAGAGATATCTCGCATGAGTGGTGGGAAGCTAAATCTAATTGCAAAGATTCCGGCCGATAGAGAGCTTGAAACCAAATTGCACCAAAAATATTACAACTATAGGTCGCACGGGGAGTGGTTTAGCCTCAATCGTTGTCATTTGAAAGAGCTAAAAGAAATGCCTGGTAACGAACTGAAATAATCCCCGGACTCACTAATTAACGGCAGTACAGCGAAACAACCCAAGCCAGTAAGTGGGGAAATAACACTGGCAGCCACTGAAAGATGAACCTCCTGCCTTATGGCAAAAAAGATTCTTTGTGGTGGCGGACTGATGGAAAGACATCGGTTATTGCAGAGACCATTCAATGAGTGGTCTCGATAATGGCTTATACCCTACACGGGATAACTTAACTGATATCCCTTTTAACGGATAAACGGAGCCAACAATGGCAGAGATTATTCCCATGACTGAAGAACAGAAATTCCAGTTAGAGATTTACAAGCTGGTCATGAACCAGAACGCAGCCGCAGAAGAAGCATTTCAATTCATCGGCACGGACGAACTGAAGCTTGAGCTATTCAAAATTCACTTTCAGTCAGGCGGCGCTAATTCTGATATCACGACCCGCACTATCGAAGCGGTGCGTAAATCGAAGGAAGCGTTAGACCTGTTCACTACCGGAGCATAACGAATGGCAAAGACGAAGTGGCCTAAACTTCCCCGGTTCTTCGTGCCATTGTTCCATAGCGCCAATGTCTACCTGTGTCGTTCAAAGGAAGAGTGGGGTCAGGCTTGTATTCATCTTGGAGTTGATAGCGGCGGGAATGAGGTGCTGGCGGGGGCAACACAGTCATATTGCAATACCGAAACAGGCGAGAACCTTTACCTGCTTGGGGTATTCAATGGAAATGCTGCCACACTGGTTCATGAATGTGCTCACGTCGCATTTTATGTCTGCCGAGATGTTGGTGTAACCACTCATCCTGGCGACGCAAACGAAACCTACTGCTACATGCTTGACAGAATGTTCAGTCACTTCCTGCCGTTCTTTCATGAACCAGAAAAAGAAGGAGCCAAGTAATGGCAAACCCAAACTTCACGCCATCATGGCCTCTCTACAAAGATGCTGACGGTGTATATGTGTCTGCTCTTCCGATTAAAGCTATCAAATACGCTAATGACGGAAGTGCAAACGCAGAATTCGACGGCCCGTATGCTGACCAGTACATGTCAGCGCAAACAGTAGCCGTATTCAAGCCAGAGGTTGGCGGATACCTGTTCCGGAGCCAGTACGGCGAGCTGCTCTATATGAGCAAGACAGCATTTGAAGCTAAGTACACTTCTGCAAGCGGTTCAGTAACGAATGCAGAGACGGCGGATAAGTTATCTACTGCTCGCACTATCACACTAACCGGCGCTGTCACAGGTTCAACGTCCTTTGATGGTTCGGCTAACGTGACTATCGCAACAACATCAGGAAGTTAACTT